AGAAAAAGAAGCCGAAGCTGGAGTTTATTTTTCAGACAATCCTGCTGCTAACGTAGCTTCATACAATGAATTTTTAAGAAATAAGATAAATCAACCACAAGGAAAATCTGATCCGTTAAAGATTCGATAGGAATTAAGCAATGACTTTAGATGAAATACGCGCTCAATATCCAGAATATTCTGATTTATCGGATCAAGAGTTAGCCGATAAACTTTACGAGTCTAATTATTCTGATATGGATAGGAATGAATTTAATCAAAAAATTCAATTTAATCCTAATCCACCGGCTCCAGAACCGGATCAAGGATTTATTGATAGTGTCGTTTCTACATTTAAAGAAGTAGGTGAAGCGTTAACCTATGATAATGTAGTTAAATACCTTGTAGAGAATCAAGGATTACCCGCTGGAATTGCAGCGTCTATCGCTGGTGCTATTATAGGAGGGGTTACGGCTGGTCCTAAAGGTGCATTAGTTGGGGGAATTGTTGGAGGAGGAGTTGGATCAGGAGGGGGATCAGCAACGTCAGATATAACTGCCGGTAGAGATGTAGATTTAGTAAAAGCACTTACAGAAATGGGAATGTCAGTTGGTATAGATTTAACTACTTTAGGTTTAGGAAAATTTGTAGGTAAACCGGGACTTGAGCTTGTAAAAAAACTTTTAAGTAGAGGAACACCACCTGAAGATATTATAACAAAAATATCAAGAGGTGAAATAACTCCTGAAAGTAATGTTGTAAAAGAAATAGGAGAAGCTCAAAAACTTGCTGAAGAAGCAGGAGCGTCTTTAACTCCATCCCAATTAGGACAGGGAGTTGCACCTAAATTTGAAGTAACTAAAGAACTCTTAGGTCGAACAGGTATTCTAGGTAAAAACGTATTTGAAGACAACCAGCAAAGAATAGTAGATTTAGTACGTGAACGCCAAGCAGAGTTACTACGAGGAACTAGAGCCGGTTTAACTGATGATGTAGTCGGTAGAGGACTTATGGATGCTTTTGATGAAGCAAATAAAGTTAATATAAAAAACTATGGAACTGCTTTAGATGCCGTTAGAGATGAAGCATCTAAATTTACAGTAGACGCAAAAGAAATAAGAGGGTCAGTTTTTAAATATATCAATAAAAAAGAATTAAAGGATGAATTTGGTAAATCTCTTTTAGATAAAGACACTCAAGCAGTGCTTAAGGAACTTCAAGATGGAATACCAAAAGACGCTAAGAATGTATCTGGAAGTTATTTAATTACATTTGAAAAAAGATTAACGGATGCTATTAATAAAGTTGGAGATTTAAACTCAACTAGTTTTAATTCCAATGCTAAAAGACAGTTAGAGGAAGCAAGAAAATATTTTCAAGCTAAAACTCGTTTAAAATTAGCTAAAGAAAATCCAGCTTTACGTCAACAATATGTAGATTTACAAAGAAGCTATGGAGAGTTTCAATCTGCTGTTTTTCCAGACATTAACAAAACTTTTGTTAGAAATGCAGGAAGAGAATCTTATGCGTCTTTAGGAGCTATGCTTACTCAACCGAATAAAGTTGAAAGTATAAAAGCTATAATGAAGTCTATAGATAAAGCATACGCTACTGTAGGATCAGAAGCATCTAAACTCCCCTTTAAATCTGCTGCGGAAGCTAAAGACGTAATCAAACGTCATTATGTTGAAAAAGTTATTCCTAATTCAGATACTCCTAATTTTGACATCAAAAGTTTTTCTACCCTAGCTAAAAATCTTAGGGATGATGCTAATTTAAGAGAAACAGTAAAGGTTGTTTTAGGTAAAGATTACGGACCATTTAGACAAACTGTAAATCTAATGGAAAAAGCAGCTAAAAAACCTGAAGGTGGTCTTGCTACTTTGTTTTTACGGTCTAGAGAATATGCCGCTGGCGCTGCCGGTCTTACTGCCGTGGCAACAGGAACAGCGGTTCTTCCTGCCGCTGCTACAGTAGGTGCAGTATTTTTCGGGCCGGTAATGTTGTCTAGAATAGCTACAAGCCCAAAACACATTCGTAAACTTTTAAAGATAGATCAAATAGGCGAAAAAAATCCAAAGAGGGCTGGTCAAATAGCCAGTGTAATTATTAACGATGTTGTAGATGAAATGTATGCTGAAGGCATGTCGGAAGATAATATTATTAAAGCACTAAAGTCTCCTACTAATTTACCACAGGAAGCCCGATAAAGAAGTAATGCAGATGATTGGAGTACAATAATAAACATGGCTGAAGAAAACGGGTTATTTACTAATAGAGCTAAACAGCTTAGAGAAGCTGCCGCTTTAGGTTCTTCTAACCCTAGAGCGTATCTAAGGGGCGCTGGTGCTATCGCTGGAGGTATAGGCGATCTTATGGCGTACCCTTTAGAAGCAATAACCCCTCAATTTGTATCGGAAGGAATATCTTCTCTAGCCCGTAGTGCTGTAGAGACAGAACCGGGAAGATATTTAATGAATTTAGCTAGAGAAAATCCAGAGATAGCTAAAGATTTAGGTGCGCTTATAAATATAGTGGGTGTTGTTCCGGTAGCCAGAATAGCTACTCAATCGGGAACCGCTGGTTTAAAAGCCATGACTAACTCAATTAGAGAAGGTAAAAACCCTAAACAGATTGTTTCTGAAGGGATAAAAAAGGCTGCATCAAGACCAGAATTAGTATCTGATATAGTTGTAAACATGCCCACTCTACAAAGAGGCGGTCCTGTCGGTGATGTAATAGATGCGGTTAAGGGCCAGAGAACTCCAAAGGAAATTTTAACTGGAACTAATAAATTTGTAGGGTCCGGTCTGCCTTTTTATCCTTACGGTTTACTCTCTTCTGGAGGGGAAGCATTAGGAGCTTTACCTTACGCTGCTTTAGAAGCAGTAAGGCCCAGTGCTTTGGCTAGGCGGAAAGAAACTGGACGCTCTTTAAGATCAAGGACTGAAGAAAAACAATTAATAAAAGATCAACAAAAAGGAGTAAATTTAGGAGGTCGAGCCGGTATGGAGTTAATGCAATTAAGTATGCACTTAACTACTACAGGTAAACTCCCTAAACAAATGGGGCCAGGGACTCCTATTTTTGACCATTATTATAAAACTGCTCCTCTAGATATAGATGTAGACAGTGTAGGAATTAAGGGATCAGCGTTTAAAGGGGTTCCTGATAATATAGCTGAACGTCATATAAACCATATTAAAAACATACACAGTTTAAATCCAAATAAAAAAACAAATGTATTAATAAAAAGACCGGAGAGGGACGGAATAGGAATGGAATTTGCAGGGGCAAAGACCACTACGGCTCCTATTTTAAGAGGGTTTAACAACGGTTCTTTAATCAATAAATATAAAAGAGTATACGGTAAAAATGTTGATCCGAAAGGAATGGTAGAAATAACTCAACTTATGAATGGATTAAGTAATAAAAATTTAAAAAAATTAGAGGATATTTTAAATCAAAAGAAAGTTAGCAGGTCTAAAACTTTTGAATATTTATTATCAGCTAGAAAAAAAACACAGGAAGGAAAAACACTTAGCGCCGTTGAAAGAAAATACTTAGACGCATGGGAAGAGATAGGAAACCCGTTAGCTACGGTAAAAGACACTAATGGAAATATAATCAGTAATAATAATTTAGCAGATATTGTTATTCCTGATGATGGTCTAATACATTCTACTGGATCATTTTTATCTTCCAATAAAGAACTGGGCGGCGTTAATTATTTTCTTACTACCGACATAAAAAACTTAAAGTCCTACGTTACTGGTAGTGATAAAGCTGATTTATTTGATATGGAGGGAGGTAAAGATTCGACACAATTAATTATAACTGTTCCCACTCAAGTAATAAATCACACCTCTACAAAGAAATATAAATTTGATAAAAGTTATATGAGATCAACACATAAGAAAACAGATTTAAAATTAAAAAAGAAGATGTCGCAACAAAGAAGAGATATAGAAGATACGAAATTTACTCCAAAATTAAGGCATTATAAAGAAGCTCTTTCCAACCAAGCACAATTAGGAGCTACTTTTCTCCAGACTGATTCCGGTTTATTCACCCCGCCTCCTCAATTAGAACCTTGAGATACCACTCAGCCTTCTTTAAGTCCTCCACACCGTTCTTATAGCGATACCTCCACAGGTACTTCATAATATTTCCCTGTAGGTAATACTCAAATCCCTCACCCGTAGCTGCACGTATAGCGTCTATCGCTTCAACCCCTGCTTGATTATAATGAGAGGGGTTGTTTACCATGTCCTCTTTAGTCTTCATTAGCTGCCTCCATCAATGCTTCCCAACTAATAGGATATAACTTTTCCATCTCCTTGTCAAGCATTTTTGCAACGTCCTGTGTTTCTTTTTGTGTATGACGATCAAGACGTAGATGGCAAACCCTGGCCCATGCAGCTAGTGATCCGGTCCAGTACCATTCAGTGTACATAGACTGTGGTAGGACCATACGGGCCTGTTCAGGGCATACATCAGCATCTAATAAGGTTTTATACGCTAGGATAGCTTCGCTTTCAGATGTAGTAGCGGGACAATCAAAAAATGTTACTTCCCAATCAGAGGAACCTTGTTTCGCGTTATCTGCTCTAGCTCTCCAGAAATTAGGGCGATAAAACTCTGGATCACTATCTACATACCTACGGCTTACCTCGTTCCACACCATACCTACCTGATGTTTCTCTAACTGACGGGCTACAAAGATAGGGGCCTTGATACGAAAAGTAGCCTGACAGTGACCAAAGGGAGTCCAGTGTTTGTGCTTTGCTAGATACCGTATAAGTTTAGCGTCCTTCTCTAGTAACACATTTACCAGAGATTGATCGTTAAGATTATAATCACTCTTCTCCCATGTGCTTACCTTGTCAAAGGAAACACGGGCTGCATTAACGACACGCAGATCACTACCCATGTGGTCTATGTAAGTTACCTTCATTGTCAAAACCTCCCTAAGAACCTAGCTATGTGGTGTACAAATGGCAGGAGTGTTGCAGCCATAAACAGATTAGCACCTGTGTGTGCCATAG